GCACCACCCTTCTTTAAGAAATCAAATGTGCCACCATGGTCGTCTTCTATACTTAATAATTCTTTTACATTGGCACGTATCGTAGTAGCGAACGCACTCTCACCACTAAAGTATTCAACAGCAGCCGCTACAGCCGCACCAGCACTAAACGCTGCCAGTCCAAGTCCAATACCAGTCATGGCTAACACGAATGTTCCACCCTCTAGGAAGAACTCTGCTTTACCACCTACATCATCAGATATAGACATCAACTGAACGACATTTTCCCTTATCGCCTTACCGTCCATCTCATTGAGTTGTTTTAGGAAGTATCCACCACCACCCATGAGTATACCAGCCCCAGCGAGTAACGCACCACCACCAAGTCCCGCACCTGCGACCATTCCACCCATCGAAGATAGGAGACCACCAAATAATCCTTTGGTCTTCTTATCTGACTTCTCTGCGGCTTTCTCTATTGCGTCACCAGATCCATCATCTTTCTTATCTTTGAATAGGGCATTTCTCTCTGCCTCATCAGCGATTGCCTGTTGTTGGTCAGAGGCAGCATTCGCTTGTTCCTCCGCAGAGTTTATCATCGATTGGAAGTTATTAGTGAATGAGTCCCTTATACTGTTTAGACCATCATTATTCTTCTTAAACTGTAATGCTAAAGATTGACCAAAAGACCTATTCTGAGACTTCGCTGTCTCAGATACAGCAGATGATAACTCACCCGTTTGGGTTTGTATCTCAGAGGATAACGTTGTGGTCTGAGTAGTCAGAGCCTCTTTGTTATCGTTTCTGTTCTCCTGTAGTCTAATGATTACGTCTTTAAAATCAGCCATCTAATTATTTCTTCTTATTTGTGAATGCTTGTGAACCAAAGAAGGCCGCAACGATACCAGCCACAGCGACAAAGTATGTAGGTGCCATATCACCAAGTATCTGACTTGCTGTATCTAGTTTAGCGATTACCGCTAACACTATCGCCGCAGGGTATAGTAATAGACCTGCCAATGCGAACCAAGTCATCTTACGTTGAGCGTCTCTCATAGCGTCAGCGTCTTCTAACTCTTTTCTCTTAAACTCCAGATACATCTTATGTTCCTCTGGACTTACAACACCATCAGCGTTAGTATCTGCTGGGTGTGGTGTTTGTGTCTTTACTTCTTCAGCCATGTTATCTCCTGTTCTTAGCCTGTGCCTCTCTATACTTCTTATTCTCTTCCTTTATATGTTCATTCAATAAAGCAAGATAAACTTCTCTTTCATATGGTAACATGTTTTCAATTTCAGTTAACGACCAATGGTGTAACTGTATCATCTTAAAATTCAATTCATAATATTGTTCTAAATTAATATGAGAGAGGCATATTAAAAAAAACTTTGCATACCTTCTAATACGACTTTACCTTTCTTCTTTGTCTTAGGGTTAGTCACATTAACGACATGCTTCAATCTAGGCATTGTGGCAAAGAAGTTTTGTATCTTAGCGAACTGAACTTGCGTTAGGTTCTCTAGGAACTCCGCAATCTCTTTCTCAGATAGGTCATCTGCTTCATATGTCTCAACACCATCTACAATCTGGTATATACATTGACCAGTCATGGCGATAGTATCCTCTGGTGATAGTTTCTTCAAGTCTCTACCTGAGAATGTCTTCACGGTTGGGTACTTCATCACCACTGATACTGTATCAGTTAGGTCAATTGTGTTTGTGTGTCCATCTTCTACCTCGACCTCGACTTTAGATAGGTCAACGGTATGTTGTACCATAGTCTCATTATCATCTGGACATTTTAAGTTTAGATTGACTTTCTCACCAACTGCTCTGGAACGTATCTTTAGAAAGATGTATTCCATATCGAACGATGGGTATAGTTCTGGTTTTATCTTACCAAACGTACAGTTACTAATGATAGTCATTAATGCGTCAATCATCTCCGTGTCTTCACCCTCTTGCGCTTGTAGAAGTATCTTCTCTTCCTTAACAAGAAAGGGTCTATATTTTATCTTCTCGTCCGTACTAGGGACCATCAAATCAAATGTTTGTGTATTTAATAACGGCAAAGCCATAATTTAATCTCCTTTATAATTTAAAATGTAAATGGTGGAAATACTTTCCCGCCAAATACCTTACCAATTGGTATAGAACGTTTAAGTTGACCAACAACTTGACGTCCTGCCCGTCTTAATTCAGGTGGTAGACTATCTAAGAATCCACCTCCTGGTTTAATCTCTCCTGATGATAGTCCGCCTACTTTGCCAAGACTATCGACATCTAGGTTGAAATTCAACCAATCTCTATATGCGAATGTAACGTTAATCGCAACAAAACCATTCTGAGAACCACTATCGTAATTGACTTCCCCTATCGCTGTAGGGAATGCTTCTCTTAATCTAACACCATATGTAGCACTATCTCTATCATTGGTATCATCAAATTGACCTAACTGAAATATATCTATATCACCAATATACTCCTTGTAGAAGTTAAATAACCCTGTCTGGTTATTATATATTGAACCCATCCACATCTCAAAGAAACGTCTCAATCTCAGAAACTTATCACCAATGAATGTTAGTTGGACATCACTATACTGTACCTGTGTGGGGTACTTGTATGCCGCACCAGCGATACGATATGGACTTGTATTTAATGTCCTACTTGGCATTGTGGCATTGGTACATAACAACGAAGCGTCTGGGCTCATTATCTTATCTGATTGCATGTAATCAAATGGTCCCGCAGCCTGGTCATCTATGACCACACCTGCCCTCGCTTTGGCATTCGTTGATTGTAATAATTCTTGTAAGATTTTACCCTTTGGTAATCCAACGTTGACGAGAAATCTAGTGTTTCTTGCGAGCCCTTCTCCACGACTAATCGCTGACCTAAATCTATTGATTGTGGTCTCTGGGTTGGCACGTTGTTTTACTCGTGGATCACCTGGTATGTTATCATACTCTCTACCACGTGGTAGACCAACTCTTATATCAAATGGTCCTAAACGTTTTCCTCCACGAAATATGGCCATCTTATACCTTATGTCTCTTTCTATTCTTCATATGTGCCGCTTCGACATCATCTTTTGATTGTCCGTAATACTCTACAGCATGACCTGCCTTACATAACGCACTATTCACAGACTTACCATCTACGAATACGTCACCAAGTATTCTACCAAACTTACCAGTCTCATCGCCCTTGTAAGTCTTTATAGAAATCTTCTTGCCCTTTGCCAATGCTTCTTTTAAAAACTTCTTTGACAACATGCCATACTTCTTCTCTATCTTATCACTTGTTCTACTCTCTGGTGTGTCGATACCAAATAGTCTAACTCTACTGTTATACATTATGTCGAAACCTAAGTCTAACAATACGTCTATCGTATCACCATCAACAACCTTTACTACCTTGTTGACACGATAACTGAAATCTGTTGGGTCACCTAACTTTGCCATTAACCTGCTCTCCTTCTAGCGTCTCTATGTGCCGCTGTCATACCTGCTTTCTTAAACGATTGAACTGGCATGAATATTGCGGGTGCGTAATCTAATTCATCTAATCTATAGAACCCACTAGCGAACTGTGAACGTAGATAATGTTTGACGCACGGTTTGACGAGTGGTATATTCTTCAACTTCCTATAATCACCTTTGAAGTTACGCTTCGCTAGTGTCTCTAACAATCTCATTCTCATTGGTATTGGTAGATAGTGAAAATTGATACCCAAGAACCCACCCTTTGCGGATTGTATGGGCATGACTAATGGGAACACATCATAGTATGGTAATACTGATTTGAGTTTAGGGTCATAACGAAAGAATGATAGTACATTACGTCCTGGTGTCTGTAGTATCTTACCCTCTCTCATCAATCGTCCTGCGGATATACGACTTGCCAATGCCTGTACCTTCTTACGATACCAAGCGAGTGATAACTCCCTATCTCCTACATCGTCCCTTATTCTATCAAAAATTGTTGCCATTACATCTATTTATGCTGTTACACTAAATAATAATATGAAGAAGGTTAAGAGAATGAGTAACAAGATGTCGATCCAGGGTCGATACAAGGCAAAGAATCCATCGAAGTACAAGGGTGATCCATCTAACATCATATTCAGGTCATCATGGGAACTCACATGTTTTAAATACTTGGACAACAATGCGTCAGTATTGAAGTGGGCGAGTGAGGAATTCTTTGTGCCATACAAACACCCTATGACAGGGCGTATTAGTAGATACTTCCCAGACATATGGATAAAGTATCGTAACTCTAGTGGCATTATAACAGAGACCGTGTGGGAAGTCAAGCCTAAAAAGTACACAGAACCACCACGTATACCAAAACGTAAGACCAAGTCATGGGCATACACAGCGGAACAATACGTCATCAATCAAGCGAAGTGGAAGGCAGCAGAGGTATATTGTAAGAAACGTGGTCAGTCATTTCAGATAATAACAGAGGATCATCTAAAACATTGGTCGACTATAGCATAAATAGTTAGACATGTCAGACAGTTTACAGAGATTAAAGAGTAGAGTAAAGGGAGCGATATTTGGTGCGTCTAACAAACAGACATCAGGTACAGGTCCAGACCTATCACGTGGTAGTGTAACACCTGCCAGCACGGCACATTTAGACTTATCAAAGAGTAAGTTTGATTTTGGTATACACCAATACCCAGAAGACCTGGGTAACAATGATTTTGGTCACTACATACTATTCCACATATTCGAACGAAGCACATCAAAATACATAAGTCCAACGTTTAACTCATCAGCCCAAGTTGTAAAGGGTATTGGTGACCAGATAGATAAGACGATAGACACCAATATCAATTATGGTGGGACAGATAGAAACGCTGACCCAGCAGAGGGTATCACTAGGTCATCTAGGGTATCTGGTCGTCCAATCAAGGAAGATATAAAACTGACAGCGAATGAACGTAGTGGGTTCACAACGAGTTTCAACCTGCGTAAGGCGGGTAAGTTTATCAAGTCGAAGGACACGATAGCATTGTATATGCCACCAAACATAGAGGCAAGTTACCAGATGGAATATGCCAGTAGTGAGACAGGTCTCGCTGGCGTGTTGATGCAGACCGCAGGGTTGGTAGGCGAAGGGCAATCTATGGGTGATTACCTCGCAAGTCAAGGTAATACCGCAAACATGAACACGGTGGCTGCGTCCATTGGTGAGATGTTGGGCACGAAGGGTGTCGCAAAGTTAGGTGGTATGTTAGGTGCTGGTGATCCAGCAGGTCAGATAAACAAGATGTTGAATGAGACGCCCAACAATGCGTTAGAGGCGATATTTAAGAACGTAGGTTTCAGGTCATTCAGTTATAATTTCAGATTTACACCAAGAAGTGAGAACGAGGTGCGTATCGTTGATGATATATGTAAGTTATTCAAGTTTCACGCTTCGCCAGAACGTATGCACGGTGAGAAAGTGGGTAGACAGTTGCGTATGCCTGCTGAGTTTGATATATTTTACATGTATCAAGGCGCACAGAACTCATGGTACCCTATGATCCACTCCTGTGTATGTAAGAGTGT